ATCGCCCCATAACGCTCGTTGAGACCAGCATTACGGTTGAACATAGATGCCTCCATGAGACTGCCATAAAGCAGTGCATCGCTTGCATTGTCTGTCAGCCAGTTTGTAAGGTTGGCCGCAGATAGTGCTGGGAGACGGCGGCGGTAACTAATCTCAACAGGTATGTTAGTCGCCGGGGTTGGCGCGACATAAATAGTCAAGTCGTCAAAGTATGAGTAATACTCTGGATTGCCTGTCGCGGTTCTGTCTGGCCAGAACTCCATCATAAATTCGTCTGACCGAAGAAGAAGCGGTTGGTGTGAGCCAGTGTTTCCAGATGTATAACCCGGAACAAGTTGTAAGTTCTCTAGCGACACCATATCAGTAGGCATCGTCAAGAATGGGTCGTTGGCTGTTAGTGATGAGGTCTGGCGTCTGCGAAACGCTGGTATCTTCAGGTCGCGGGACAGGCGCAGTTCAGTAAGGTCAATAAAAGTAGGAACGGCGGCGGAGAACTCTGTACCGTCATCTTCCATAAAGTCTTTAATGTTTTGAACTAGCGTGTTGTAATCCATGTTTAACTACCGGCTGTGTGCGGATACCTTGCTAAGAAGGCCGCTGTGTTGCTTGCTGGCTCTGTCCTATCAGGCCTTGGATGTCTTAACGCTTGGGCATCGTTTACACGCTTTTTGCCAAGCTGAAGTTGCGGGTGGTCCTTGTCCAAGCATGGTGGACAGACGCGAAGCCCGTTCTGTCGCTTGTTCTCTATCTGCGGTTTGATATCTTTGTATGGATACCGTTGACCGCACCTATCGCAGAGTGCGAGAGATTTTTTACCAGATGCGTATCTGGACATCGTTAACCCAACGCAGGGATAATTCTGAAGTCAGAACGGTCCCTGTCCTCAGTTGCCGCAAGGTTAAAGTCCTCTTCGTATAACTGCTTTAGGAGAGTAATGCGGTCTGCCGCCATTGGATTTTTTAGAGCCATCTGATACGCCAGCCCAGAAACAATGGCTGGGAGAAACCGTGTCGGAGCGTCATACTGCGTGATAGAACCGTTTACACTATCTTCGATACGGCGAATGCGATAATAGACCAGTGTATAGTTATTGTTGTCTGGAACTGGCCACACGGTAACTACTGGGTAATCCCGAAGACGCTCGACATAAATCTTAACTGGACGGCCTTCTGAATTTTTTGCCGCGATGCTCGCATACTCACCAAGGCCCATGCGTGTTATTGCAAGGTCTGACTGGGTTGCTCCCGTGCCGGTGCGAATGGTGTGGTCTAGGATGCTAACTGTATCTGCTGGGAGATTATATGTCGCTGTGCCTTGAGTAAGGGATAGCGTTGCTTCATCCACAGTCCAGAGGTTAATACCCCGGTTGGCGAAGTCTTGTGCGAGGAGGTTTAAGGAACGCCGCGCTGTACGGAAGTCACTTCCTGAGTAGGCGCGGCCAAGCCCTGCCCGTTCATAGGCTTCTTCAACTATCTCATGGATGTCAAGATTGAATGTAGCTGTTCCCGAAGTAGCCATTCTCTCATACTTTCTAAAGCGTAAGCCGTTTCTTCTCTCCGCTCTTGGTTCCGCTTAATCTTTGTTAAGCGTCCCTGCTCGGAGACTGTTGTTTGCTTGTGGTGTCTGTGCGCCTTCCTGACGCGGCGATAACACATTACTTGCGGAACTTAGCGGTCTTCCTTGCTATTTTCTTCGGCTGTTTAACAAACTGCTTTCCAGCCTTGGTTCCTTTTCGTTTTGCCGCTGAGGTTGCGGAATACTCTTTTGAGGAAAGAGATTTGATTGCCTTCTCCGGGAGGTAGCGTTCACCCGTTGCATTAGAGCCAAGTGTGCTGTTCTTACCACTCTTCGTTCTCCACTTTTGCTTTGTCCATTTAGACAATTTGTTGGAAGACTTTTTCTTGCCAGCGTAAGAACCACCGGCATCTTTGTAGTATTTAACAGCGAGTTGCATGGCCCTTGCTGAGTGTTTTCCACCCATCTTCGCTTTTGCTCTAGCCTTTGCCGCCGCCCATTTCTTAGGGTCACGCTTCGTTGCCGTTCCCTTGGTAGCCATCAGGTCCCTTTCAAAACTATCACAAACCAAATGAATGCCAACACAGCCCCAGCAATACAAAGTATTACAAGGCCTATAGCACCCATCTCTATTAGTTCTTCTCGGCGTTGGGCTAGGGCCTTAGCCTCCTCCTGACGCCGTACTCGCGTTTCTCCTTGGAACCTAATCCAGTCGTTCCAAAGGCCGGGCCTGCCGCAGTAAATCATATACTGCTTCAACTCCTCCTCACGCTCCCGAATTTGTTCAAGAGCGAGAAATTCCTCCAGAGCATTCGCTTTTTCAGGGCTTCTGAAAATCGAGTTTTTCTTTTTGTTTCCTCGTTTCTGAAGTTCATCCTTTGCATTAACAAAGTCCGATATAGCTTTGCCTGCCTTTAGCAAATCCCCAGAATTGGAGACGGTTTGCTTTATAATCGCAAACGCCGCGTTAGCCGCCGCAAGTTCTGCAAGCACCGCATTTCCCCGCAATCAGTAAGTGGTTACAGACCCCTTTTCTATGTTCTTGGGAACGCAGTAGGCTGTTACTCTATCCCTTGGGTCTATGTGGTCGTAATACCTATAGTTCCCATATCTCTGGGAAATCTTGCTGGCGAAATAATTGCATCTGTTAATATCTTCAAAATACATGTCATTGCTTATCAGTGACCTCGTATCGCCAGTGCCGAGGTACACCAGAAGCAAAAAGACATGTTGCATTTATGCTGTGCGGTAATTACCGCCTCTACTTGCCGCACCCATACCCTTGCAAGTAGCACCACCATTCTTCATTTTCTTTGGCTTGCCACCATATTTCATGCCTGAGTTTTTCTTTGACCACTCTTCCATGGTTTCAAAAGAAGCAGTGCGGTCAGCACCGTTCATTGGGTTCTTAGGGTCAGCGGGGTGAAACTCGCCATTCTTTTTGCGGTATTCCGCAAAAGCCTGAGCCTTAGACTTGGGGGTTTTCATCGGTCCCTTTTTAGGGTTTGTCTGGTTTGCCATGTTAGACCTCGACATCGTCATTTGAACCAACTTGTAAATACATGTGCGAAAGAACCAACAACGCCGCCTACGGCTACCATGACCCAGAACGCACCCTTCCAGCGGTTGGCTTGCGCTTTCAGGTCTGAAACTTCTTCGTGAACATGCCTTACTTCATCAGAGAGGACTTTGATTCGTTCCTCTAAACGAGCAAGGGTTACCTCTACCGGCTCCATTAGTATTTCCCCTTCTTGCCTTTCGGAGGAGACTTCTTGGAACCGCTGGGGCCAGCCCACAGTTGTTTGTCTGCCCAATAGGCCGCAGACATCTTTCCTTTTTTGATGTTGGAAGCGTGGCGAGCCTTGAAGGACTTTCTGGCCGCAGAGGAATAGTTATGACCATAACCCTTTGCGCCAAAGTGAATTAGTTTGATTTGGTCCCCATCTTTAGCTAGGACCATACCCTTCTTGCCCGGACGGTCAGAACGGCGCGGCTTGTTGAAGCCTGCGAATTTCTTGCCTCTATATTCTATGCCGCCGGATGGGAGACGCTTAACTCCCGGATGTTTACTAGGCATGGAACAGGGTCACTGAACTAACATTGGTCACATCGACATATACATTTGTCGAGAAGCGAATGCCGTCAGATGGAATGGAGAGAACATTACTCTCGTCTTCCCCTGCCTCAGTAGCGGGTACTGTCAACGATAGAAGAGTTGACCCACTTGCGCCGCCATCCTTTAGAACTACAGAGCCAGCCGTGGATGTGCGGATATAATAGATTGATTTTACCCGTGCCGCGTGGTTGACGGCCACACCGTCAGCGGTAACGGTTGTTGCGGTAATGTCTGACATTAGTTCCTCCGAATAGCAAAAAAGAGGGGCGAGTTTCCCCGCCCCTCCAGAGTGTTAGGCACCCGGTGAGCCGTAGTAGGCCAGCGGGTCGGAATAGCCGAAGCTGTAACGCTCACGACCTTTGTACCGTACATTACCAGTCTCGAAGTCGCCTTCCATGCTGGTCTTCATTGGTACGCGGACGAAGTGCTTAAAGCCATTCGGAATGTCCGTGCCGAGGAACCATGCGTCAACATCGGTCAGGTAGTGGTTAACCATGTACCCGCCCGGAATTGCAGACATTGACCGCATAGCGTTGATGTCATTCTTAGCGAATGAATCAGCACCAGCAGTACCGCCAGCAACAGTTGACAGTTCAGACTTCATCAGGCGTTCAGCGACAAACTGAAGGTCTGATGGGATAACCAGCTTGGTTGGACGGGCGGCAATCTTGAGGCCACGCTCGTCTGTCCATTTGCCGATTGCGATGATGGCCGCTTCCAGAGAAGTCTCGTTCAGGTCTACAGCGACTGATGGGCGGTTGCCGTTGGTGGCACCGTTTACCAGTGGGTGTGCAGTGTTGAACAAGGTAACGCCGTCACCGCCAGTCTGGCCGGTAAAGCCAGAGTTGAACAGGTCTGCGCCCTTAACTTCTTTGGTGTGCTGGAATGCACGGGCCAGTGCTTTGGTGTAACGAGCAGACAGGCTGTCGTACAGGTTGTCTTCAACCGCTTCTTCAGTGATGGAGAAGCCCATAGCAATGGTTTCATGAGTGTATCGGCTGGTGTAAGCCTCTTGTGCGTCATCATAAGTGATGGCGGCACCTTCCTGCTTAACTGGAGCCTGACCGAAGCCACTCAATTTGGTTTCTTCTTCAAAGCTACGCTCTGAGTTTTCAACCTCAAAGCATGACTTCCACTCTTCTGGGTAACGAGCATACTCCATGCCGAACAGTGCGTTCAGGCCGGGGAGAAGCTCTTTCATCAATTGCGCTCTTGCAATAGCCATTTTACTTCTCCCTTATGTGATGCTTGCGGCCATCAGGGCATGTTCTGACTGGTTCATCATTACGATGATGTCGGTGTAGGTATCACCAACAGCAGAACCCGGACGGTCAACAAAGTCTACGATGCGCCAGCAACCACCAGTGATAGCGGCTGTAGAAGCATCTGCCTGCATGCCAGAATTGCCTGTGGTTGTGGAACCAGCGGCAGTCTGAACAAGGTCAACAGTTTGACCCAGTGCGGTTTGAGCAACTGCACCGTCAGCTTGGACTTCGTAAAGAGTGAATGGGTTGATAGCGATAACCGCACGGATATCCGATGCGGCAATGCCACCGGGGTAATACTGGCTGTGTGTCATCTGGCCGGTGTTTGGGTCTGTGTAAGAACAACCCATGAAAACACCGATAGGATTAACTTCACCAGCGGCTGTCTCACGGACAATGTAACCATCGTCTGTAGAGTTTGTGACATCAGCGAAGCCGACAACATCACCATTGAAGATAGCCGTTGCATAACCACTCTTAATCAGGAGTGAGCGAGTTGAGCCAGCAAACGGCATACCCCCAAGGAGACCGACCGGCTTCAGGCCACGGGGGGCTGAAGTAGTAGACATTATGTCTCTCCCTAAAGGTTAGATTGAAGCCCCCAACCGAATGTTAGGAGCCTTTACCAAAGGACACGCGACTAGAACGCTCAGGCGAGTTAATCGGCATCCGAGGGTTGGATTCCCGCATCAAGGCATTGTCAACGGAGTGAATGGCGTCTGAAGACTGACGCTGGTAGTATTCGTTGCGTTGTTGTGCCATGTGGTCGGGCATCCGACAGAGAAGCAAGCCACCGACTTCAACTTTTCCCTCAAAGCGAGGGTTGGGGTCCAAGACTAGATGTTCCATCTCTGGAGCATCTTCAACCGGAACTGCTTCCCACCCCTCACGGAGTTTCTTGGAGTAGTTCATTGGGTCGTCTTGACCTTGTGTTGAAATGCGAACCCACTTGAATTGAAAGCCATCTTTTGGCAGGGGGTCCGGGAGCATGTTTGGTGGTGACCAAGATTGGGGGCGTAACTCCTGTTCACGCTTCTCAACTGAACGGGGTGTACGGGATGCTTTTGCTGTATCAGACATCACTGTGTCTCCTAGTTATCGAGCGCAACGAATTGTTTGGCGTATTCCTCAAGAGGAACACCTAGCCTATTCGCTACGGCCACCTGTGAAGGTGATAATCGGACTCGCTTGGAACGACTTGTTTCGTTTCCACCCGGCGTAACAACCTGTGCTACGGAACCGCCTTTGCGGCGACCAGAAGTGTCCGTGTTCTGGTCCTTGAAGTATTGAGGGAACTCTTCCCTCATCCGGCGGTCTACGCTTTCGTAGTATTCATCTGGGTTACCGTCTGGGCTTACACCCTTGGCAATAACCTCATCATGAATAGCGTAAGCCGCACTGGTCATAACCTTATTTTGGTTAAACCATGGATTACGACTAGCCCACTCAATAGCCCGTGTGTCTGGCGGTGGTGCTAGGCTGGGGGCCTCTTCGGTAAACCGAGGGCTGTTTGCCTCTTCACGCAACTTTTCCAGACGGCTGTTTTGAGCATTGGCCTTGAACATCCGGTCCTGCGCTTCGAGGATTGCATCCGCATCACCTTCTTCGTAGGCTTTGCGGTACGCTGACTTGGCTTGCTCCAGTTCGGTATTCAACCGGGCTTCCATTTCCTCAGCAGAACTTTCTGAGTATTGCTTCGCAGATAGACGGAGTTTGTTGTTCTCATCTATCATTTTCTGCGCGACCTTGTAGTATTCATCACGCTGGCGTTCTGCCTCGCGTTGCTTGTGAACTAGGTCATCAATGCGCTTCTTAAATTTAGACTGACGGGGTTTCTTTTCTTCAGACGCTTCTACAGCGTCCTCATCCCCATCATCCTCCTGACTTTCCGTTTCAGTTTCCGAAACTTCTTCTTCAGTTTCCTCCACTTCAACTTCCAGTTCATCTTCATCAAAATCCTTTTCATCGGCGGTCATGCTGTAGCCCTCGAAACTTTAGATGGTTCATCAACAACGGCCAAGATTGCGTCATCGTTCAGAATACGCATCTCAATGCCGTCAAACTCGAAGCGATGCCCAGCGTATTTGCTGACCATCACCCAATCACCAACTTGGCACCATGGGCCGCTGGCAAATCGTGAATCAGTTTCGGGGTAAGCGTCCTTGCCGACTTTAACAACTTTTCCGACAATGGAAGCAATGTCTTCGCGGCTCTTCGCACTCTCAGGCAAAAGAACCCCACCCTTTGTAGATTGTTGAACCTTTGGCATCACAATCATGATGTGATAACCCATTGGTTCCGGCGGGTTGTCTGGGATGACAACCTCGGCGGTAGAATATACCGATGTCATGTGTAAACACTCCGTGCTTGCAGTCTTTAGCGGATGACTGAACCGTTAATCCTCATCAGAGGTATTCGAGAGAAGGCTCAATAGTTCCCTCTCTGCGATTGCAAGTCCTTCTATCTGGCCCACAATTCGATGATACTCTTCAAAGGACTTAGCCCCTCCAAGAGCAACATTGTCTGTGAGTTCGTTCATGTACCGGCGAAGGGATGAACGAAGCTCATCTGAAAACTTAATTGTATCAGGATGACTCACTGTATAATTTCCTAACTTACTTATATCATGCAGTTACTGGGTGATGCCGACTTTAATTTCTGCCAGACTTTAAGAGGTCTGCCTGTATCTTGGCCTGTGCAATTTCCCGCTGTTGCATGAGACGCCGCTCCTCAAGAGAGTTACGCATCTGAGCCTTCTGAATATCTACCTGAGCATCCATCTGAGCCTCTTGAGCCTTCTGCTGTATCTTGGCTTGCTCAATCTGGAGTTCTGCCTGCTGTTGCTGGATGACAGGGTCTTGCGCCGCCGCCATTTGCTGTTCCAGCACAGCCTGCTGTTGTGCCTTGCCGGTAATCTGAGCGGCGGCTTGCGCGGCCTGAGAGGCAATCTTGCTCTCCATTTCCTCAGTCATACCCTCAGCGTCCTTATCACCAAGAGGCGGCAGGGTTACGCCCATGAGTTGTTCTGCCTCGTTGCGATACTTGTGAGCCATATGTTCAGAGATATGCGCTGATATTGCCGCCGCAATCTGCTTGCCCATTGGGTTTTGCTGAAGCGTTG